TTGTTCATCAACAACGGAGAACGCAGATGAACATCGAAGCCCTAGTTGCAAAGCACTATGCCAGCAGAAAAGCTTCTGGCCTTGTGGTCAGCTTCGACCGCGAATACGGTGAAGGCCGCGCGACAGCCGCATATGCCACGACAAAAGAGCGTGACGAGCAAATGGACGTTTTGGCATGGCGCGGCAAAAACCCGCGCGTTGAGCAATGACCCCCGCCTCTCTCACCGCATGGATGGACCGTCTGCACTTCAACAAGGTGCGGGCGGCTTCTGAACTTGGCATCGCACGCAGCACGCTGGATCGGTATCTAGATGGCTCAGTAGCCATTCCGCAGTACATAGCGCTTGCCTGTGCAGCGATTGCGCAGGGTATCCCAGCAATTAGGTAGGCGTTCCCGCTGCTAGGGATAAAACATCGATGGAATGGTGAAGGCGAGGCCGATCAGGCCGAGGGACAGCAGCGACAGGCCCGCATACAGCAACCAATCGTCGCTCATGTGGGGCTCCGGGTGTGGGAAATGGAAAAGGCCGCGACCCGTAGGGCGCGACCTTGCATCTGGCGCTCTTGTAGGTGATTTGCGGGCCCGTGACAAGTGCCAATTTCGTCAGCCGGAGGTGCGGCTCTTGGCATAGGCGATATCGATCACCTGTTCCTCGTATGCCCATGATGGGCGATCACTCATCATGGAGACCATGCTTGCCCGCGTCCTGACGTGGCACTGGTCGGTGAGATAGCCCCAGAGGATGGCGAGCTGCTCGAGCCCATGCCGGACCTGCACCTGCACCGCCTTCCGGTCGATCTTGGCTGTGGATTGCTGGGCGATCAGCGAGCCGTTGAGGCCGTCACAGACAACGGCACGCACTAGCCGGTAGTTCTGCCAGCCGAGCACCTGCTGGGCCTCCCTGAGCTTCTTTGCGGCCTTCATGGTGGCTTCCGAGATGCCGGCATAGACGCGGCCACCGTCAACCGCCTCCTTGGTGGTATCGACGGCAGGGGCGCCAGAGCCTCCCAGGCGCTCCACACAGGCCCGGAGGTCATCGCCTGCCTTGTACTGTGCCTCGTCTATCTCAGCCCGCGCCAGCATGCGCGCCAAGGGATCGTGGCGCACGTTCCACGGCACGGTGATGCGGTTGCCGGGCTCGTAGGGGTCATCGACCACGCGCATGCCGATCTCGAAGGTGTCGTCATAGCCGGGGAGTGCCGCGGCCTTGCGGGCCCTGCGATGGTATGGCTTGTCGCTATTCACCTGCTGTGCCCTCCGGGTGATTGAAGGTCATCAGTGAGTTGCCTTACCGTCGAGCACCGCCCCGATTCTCGCAGCGGCCTCGCTGATGGGCACGCCCACTACCCCAGTGCGCTCCAGGTCCGCGGCTTCCCAGCTGGCAGCCGTCCAATCGAGCGTTACCGACGGCAGATGCGTACCCGGCATGCCGATGGAGACGTCGTACCCGTTCCAGGTGAAATGCCTGGCACCGCGCCAATGGGCTTTGACCATTTTCGGCGCACCGCCGCGGCCGATGCGTGCATGCGGGCGGACGATGTGGAGGATCTTCTCCCGCCTTCCACTTGCGTTTGCGACCTTATCCCGGTCGGCGAAAAAGTATGGTGCGCGCAGCATGTCGATCGCGAAGCTCGCAACCCTTTCACCCTTGCGCACGCGGACATTCAACCCGGCTTCACTACTGATAGCCCCATTGCACACAATTCCAACCAGCACCGCGGCGTACTCATCAACCGATACTTTCACCTCGCGCTTGGCGTTGTATTCCTGGCGCAGCGTCTCGAGAGCCTGGGGATACGACCACTCCATTCTGACTACCTCTCGGCGGTTTGTGCCCCCGCTCTTACGGCTGCTTTTGCCTACCGTGTAGCGGTGAGGGGATATCTCCTTGAGCACCTTGACCACGCCATCGGGGGAAACTGCTACGTGGAAAGTGAAGAGGTGTGGCTTCTTAAAACCAAAGACGATGCCGACAGAGTAGATCACACCGTTCGTGGCCTGGACGTTTACAGGCTGATTGTGCTTCTGGAAGTAGACGAAGCGCAGACTGAACCGATCCTTGCTATCGTTGTTCCCAAAGTACATGCAGCCAATACTCGGCATCCGGGTGTAAAAAACTGGCTCGATATCTACAGCTACCAGTTGATCCCCGTCATGCACGGCGCAGCCTAGCTTCTCGATTGCGGCAGCAATCTCGGGGTTGCCACGCTTCAGAAAGCCGAAGTCAGCAAAATAGCCCTCGAGTTGGTCGAGCAGATCGCCCAGATAGTAGTGCGCCTGTGTGCGGTCTGGTTTGGCCGTACGGTGCCGAGGCGCCGCTGCTTTCAATGGAGGGGTGTCGTCCTGCACAGTGGGCGCGTCCATGGTCGGCGCGCGCCGTACACTTGAAAGTAGCCACCTGATGAAAACCTTGATCTTGTTCATGCTCACCTGCGTTGCACTCCCAGTGGTTGATGGATCATGACGCGGCCTTCCATTCGGTCCAGCCTTGACCGTCTCCCGGGATCACCAGGGTGTCAGGAGCGAAGCAGCCAAGCTTCCCCGGCATCGGCCCCCATTTCGGGTCCCACTGGCTCATCTTGCGGGCGGTTTCGAGGCGCTGAGCCCATGTGATCATCACGGCATTGAGGTCGATGCCGATCTTGGCTGAGATGCTGTCGAGCGTCCTCTGCATCTTCGGGGAGAGGGTTGATGCGCCGCAGACATCCGTCAGGAAGTTTCGTTCCCAACTGTTCAGGGATCCTTTGCCCCTGTCCATGAGGTCCAGGGCGATGATGCGGTGAAGATTGGAAGCCGGAATGGCCTCCTTCGCGTGCGCGCTACTACTCCCTTCCTCTCCATTCCCTTCCCTTCCAGTAGGGAGCGTTCCGTGAGCACTCACTGAATTGTCAGTGACAACTCTTGGAGTGTTCACCGTCTCTTCATACAAGGGACACTGAGGCTTGCCCGGCCGATTGATGACCTGATGCTTCCTAAACCCCCGAATATGCAGGTATTTCTTTCCATCAGCCGGATACTCGATGAGCAATCCATTGGCGATCAGCTCAAGGACAAGCGGCTCACAGTCGAGGTTATCGGCCGGAAAGATGCGCGCCTTGAGCTGCTTCGACGACCGTTCAAGATTGCCGTAGTCATCGGCAAATGACCACGTTCCGATGAAGAGTAAGCGAGCATTCAGTGAGCACTCCATGAGTGCTCCGTCAGTCCAGAACTCAGGCTTGATTGTCCGGATTCGCGCCATGTTAGTTTGACCCATGATCCAAATCGCGGACAACCCCGCAGCCCATGTCGCAATAGAACTCAAGCACCGGGCACGGGCCTCCGCGGTGCTTTCCGAACGTGACTTCCAGCTTGTTCCTCGCCCGTTCGAGGCGCGAGAGCCGGTCGTTTTCCTTGGCCATGTCGTCATGCTTTGACCGCTCCAGGTAATAGGCTTCCCGGTAGACGAACATCACGACATCGGCGTCCTGCTCGATCGCTCCGCTCCAGCGGAGGTCGGACAGGTTCGGGCGCTTCTCTTCGCGCCCCTCCACCGCCCTGTTGAGCTGGCACAGGCAAATCACTGCGCACTGCAGCTCCTTTGCCAGTTGCTTCAGGGCCATGGAGACCTCTTCGGTTTCCGCCGTTTTGCTACCTTGGTAGCGGTCGGAAGCCCGAATGAGATTCAGGTGATCTATGCAGATGACATCGAGGCGCTTGCCCGCGGCCGCGAGGCGCTGGGCATATTGCTGGGCTTGAGACCGTATCTCGGCAATGGTCTGCCCGGCCTTGTCGCTGATGGCGAACGGGATGTTCGCAAGCTTCTGATGCGCCGCGGAGATGGCGGCAAAGCGGTCCTCGAAGCCGGGCTTTCCCACCGCCGTGGTGGAGATGTCCCGGTATTCGATCCGCTGGCGGCGGCCATAGGCGATGTCGCACAATGCGATCTCGGTCAGCTCGTCACGGCCCATTTCGAGGCTGAAGAACAGGACACCATGCCCGCGCGCCGCGGAACGTAGCAGCCAGCTCAGCCCGGTAGTGGTCTTGCCCATTCCTGGCCGGCCGGCGACGACATAGAACCGGCCGCGGCGCCATCCGCCCAGGGTGCGCGCCAGCTCCGCGCTACCGGGATGGGCAAAGTCCTTGACCGCTCCGCCCGCTGCAAAGGCGTTCGACAGGGCGTCCAGCACCGATGAGGCCGCGCCGCTGATGTGCTGCAGCCCGCCGTCGGGGGTGGTGTGCGCCCTGGACAGCCGCTCCATTTCGGCGGCCACCTCTTCAGCCGTGGCGGTGTTGCCGATCTCAGCAGCACAGGCCAGCTCGATCTTGAGGAAGTCGTGCTTCACCTGGCGGGCGGCACCCTCCACGGCGATCGCCGGGAAAGCTCGGGAACAGTACCGGCCCACAAGTTCGGATGCGCTTACACCAGCCTCGCGGAGCGTCTTGTCGTCTCGAATGGCGCCCATCACCCAGTGGACGAGACGGAACGCCGAAAGGCCAGAGTCGATGCCAGCGCCTATCGTCTCGAAGAGGCGAGCGTTGAACGGGTCGTAGAAGTGTTCGGGCCCGCAGACCGCGGCGGCCGCCCTGAACAGCACAGGATCGGCATACATGAGAATGGCGCCAAGAAGGCCCGCTTCATTTTCGAAGCGGCTGTCTTCGGTGGTGCGGATATGTGCCGAAAGAGCGTTCATCCCACCATCCTCAACTGCGAGACGGTCATCCGGGCCCTTGCCCGGTCTGCCATAGGAACAGGCTTGGCCACCTTCTGCGCTTCATGGAACGGGCAGTAGGGCCCCTTCCCGTCCTGGGTGGCGTCACAGAAGGTGTGGGTGCCGGGAATGGTCTCATCGCTCCCGGTGGGCCAGCGGCAGCCGGTGACGTCAAGAATGCCGGCGGCGGGCCCTGAGCGGGGCGGCGGAGGGGTGAGCGCCGGAAGGATGCGGCCGATTCCTTGGGTGGAGACAGCCGGCATCTTCCGCCGCGGCTCGCATGTGCGCTTCGGGGTGGTGTTGCGCATTGCCTGGGGCGAGAGCCGCTTGGAGCCGTCCGCCAGCGTCACGAGGATCGGCTTGCGCGGGATGGGAACATGGCCGCGGATGATGCGTTCACGCTGGACCTTGCCGATGATGGCGTTGCGGGTGCGGCCAAGAGCGATGCCAATCTCACCCATGCTGCGGCCTTCCGTGACGAGCTTCATCATCAGGTCAACGGTTTCGGGTGTCCATGGTGCGTCTTTCATACCGTCTCCCTCGGCTTCCAGTTCTTCGATTCCGGGCCGCACTTCTCAGTGCCGGTGAACTTGCTGCGATCAGGCGCTGCGACGGAGTCCTTCTCCCAGACGCAGCGGATGGAGTGGCCCATGTGCCGGAGAACCTGCGGCGACGAGCACCAGCGGCCACCGTCCCGATCCGGATGCATGTGCGCGCAGTTGCGGCAGTCGGCGTCTGTGGTGGTGGAGGGGTGGTTCATGGGATCACCCCGGACCGTTCTTGCCAGTACATCTCGGGAATGGTCTTGAACCGCACGACGCCAAGCCGGAGCGCGATCATGCGTAGGGCGAGCGTGTAGCAGTCGATTGCATCGCGGCGCCAATCATAGGTCATTGAATGCCTCCTGCTTGGGAGGCTCGGGACGGGTGATGAACATGTCGGGTTGCTTGTAGGCCGCGTCGATGCGGCGGCAGGCGATGTCGAAATACTTGGGCTCGATCTCAATCCCGATGAACTTGCGGCCAAGCTTGGCGCAGGCAACGCCTGTGGTGCCGCTTCCCATGAAGGGGTCGAGAACCACATCGCCGCCCGCCGTTGCCTGCCTGAGACACCACTCCATGACGGCAATAGGCTTCTGCGTAGGATGCGCCCTTACCTCGCCGCGTTCAGATGCTTTTAGCATCCCATTCCAAAGATGACGGATGACGCGAGCGGGCGAAGTCCTGTTAGTCCATGCAATTTCGCAGTCTGCTTGGTCGTTGCTGCAAACGCCGTCTCGCTTGTCCCAGATCAGCCAACCAGCCGATGAAGGAAGCCGTTCTGCAAAGTGGTTTGCGCCCCATAAAACGACAGTAGGAAACCCCAAAAATTCAGTTGGTTCAAACGGCCGGTCATCACCCACAATTGTTTCATGGGCAAAAGCAGTTGAACGAGCCAACTTTCCGCCGCCCCCGCCGTGAGCGTAGCCGATCCCATATGGCGGATCAGTCACGACGGCATCCACCTTGCCCAGCGTGGGCAATATCTCCCGGCAGTCTCCGAGATACAGAACAGCGTCTCCGATGTGCTCTATCCTCATGCCGCACTCGCCTGCGCTGCATCCAGCGACACGACAACCGAGCCGCCCTTGACAGGGGCTCCCATGGCTATGGAATAGGCGAACTCGCTGTCGTCTATGCCGGTGATGTCGGAAAGGGTGTCGATGCAAGCCTTGATCTGGGCAAAGCAGTTGTCGAGGTCAATGCGGCGCTTGCTCGGTGGGTGGAAGGTGAAGCGGAACGCCCTGCTGCCACGGAGCGCCTTGCGGTGCCCGGTGAGCGTGGCCCAGCAGTCGAGCCGGTAGGCTTTGAAGGCGCGTGCCTTGACGGCCCAGTGAGGTCGGGCATTGGGGCTCAGTTCCTTGGGGGGCCACGGAAGCGTGATCATGCATCACCCAAGCGATAGCGCCAGAGCCCGCGCCGGACGAATTCCCGGTCCACCTTGAAGCCGCCCAGCCGGGCCGAGCGAAGATCGCGAAGTCGCGCGCTCACCGAGGCTTCCGGGTGACCGGTGCCTTGCGAAATCTCCGACAGCGTGTGCCACTGACCATCGGACATGAAGCCGAACACGTCCGCCATCTGTCCGTCCAGACGCTTGCCGTCCCGGGCCTGATCGTAGGTCTCGCCATGGCGCGGGCCAAGGATGACGGGCGGCACCCACCCCAAGAGATCAGGCTGGATCATGACGCATTCTCCGCTTCCATGATTTCGCCTGTAGCCGGATCGAGGGAAGGATCGCTCGCGTGCACCTGCACCTGCACCTGCGCGCGAATTGCAAAGGTCGTGCCAGTTTGTTCGAGAAGGTGCAGCATGTCGGCAACGAGGCTGTCGTGTGCCTCCATTTTCTCCCGGTCGGTACGGCGCTTCTGGCGCAACTTGACCGCCTCCCGCCATGCCCGGAACTCCGCAGGCGGCATGGATTCCTTGATGTTCTGATAGATCGCCTTTTTGTCCTCGTTGAGGTGCGCAATGCTGAGGTCAATCTCATCGATTTCATTCGCGGCGGAGCGGAGAAGGGTCTCGCTATTCATCATGCCGCCCTCGTCGTCGTGATCAGCCGCTCAATCGCATCGCGCGCTTCCGTCAGTTCACGGATTTTGATCTGAAGCTGCAGTTCCGTGGTGTCCATGGGGTTTTCGCCATCCTAAATATCCCATGCGCTCTGTATGGTTTTGAACCATGTTTCGCATCGTCAGCGCACGGAGGGAACGATGCAGGAAGAGAAAGAGCCGGGACCGAAGCCCCGGCTAAGTGCAGGGAGGAAACGCCGCTCTAGGAAGCGACATCCCGACATCGGCTCGGGACAACACCAGCCCATTGATGCCATCGCAGGGATTGGAATTGGGGTGGCCGTCTCTCCGGCCTGTCACGCTGGACCGCGCCGCGTTTCGCCTACTCGCAACACCAGGCCGGGAGGTAGATCGTCTTACGGCCGCCGTGCGGCCAGCCTTCCCCGGCTTCGACTTCGGTTGCTTTCGCTCGGGATTGGTTGCGGGGGTGGGGATCGAACCCACGACCTGCGGCTTATGAGACCGCCGAGCTACCGCTGCTCTACCCGCGCAATAGTTTTTGCCACCCGGGGAAAACCGGGCCAATGATGGAAGCTGTGTGCGCTGCGGGCGCGCTACTTTTGCTCGCGTGGGTTTGGTTTGGGGTTGTGGGGCGGAGCAAAAAAAAGGGCGAGAAGCCATGGCCATGGTCATGATTTATGCCGCCTCCCCTTCGCGGGGGTAGAGGTCTGGACGCAGCTCATGACGAGAGACGCCAGTTGCGCGCTCTACGTCGAGGACGCGGAGGGCGGGAACCTTGCTCCACTGGGAAATGGCCTGTGCGGTGACGCCTAGCCGGTCAGCCAAGGCCTTCGCCGAACCGGCGGCGGTGATCGCGTCCTGAAGTGATTTGTCCATGGCAACAGAGTAAAGCACGGCTTTAGATGAAAATCAAGCATCGCTTGACAGTACTAAAGTGTTGCTTTAGGGTTTCTCTCATCACCACATGAGAGGCCCAGATGCAAGACGCCTTCACCACAGCGCAGTTCTCGGAAGCTGGCCGGAAGATCAACGAGGACTTTGACTTGCGGCTTGCCGCGAAGAGGTGCGGCGACAATGCCGTTGTCCTCGCCAAACTTCGCCAGATCCACGCTGACACCGACCGCGTGCAGTTCCTGATGCAAGTGATGCTGGGGATCGGGCTGGCTTGCCTGTTCCTCATGTTCATCATCGCCATGGCGGTGCTGTGATGGGCGAACTCCCCCGCCTCAGTGGGGCGTTTCTGATCGGCCATGGACAGATTCATGTGATCACGGGTGGGCATGGAGAAACACCGCCGTGTCCTTCGGCCCGGTTTAAGCGCGGCGAC